AGTAGCCCTTCCTTTTCTTAAAATCCTAGGACAACTTTCACCGGAAGTTAATAAACGTGATGGTAAGTATGTTGAGGGTGCAGAACCAGGAATGATATTCAATTCTGTTTCTGGAGATTTATACGACGGAGTAAAAGGCATAGATGTAATTCCATGTTTTTACAAACTCGAATACATCGAATGGAAAGATAGAGGAGAAGGACCAGGTGCACCTGTTGCAATTTATGATTCTTCATCTGATATCATGTCTAAAACAAAAGCAGATGCAAGTTACAAAGATAGATTGCCTAATGGTAATTATATTGAAAAGACTGCATCACATTTTGTAATTATAACTGGAGACAGTCCATCGACTGCGTTGATCTCTATGAAATCTACTCAATTAAAAATTAGTAGAAAATGGAATTCAATGATGTCGGGCATAAAACTAAAAGGTAAAAACGGTTTATATACACCGGCATCTTTTAGCCACATTTACAAACTAAAGACTACCCAAATGTCTAATGATAAAGGCACATGGTTTGGTTGGGAAGTAAGTAAAGTTGGTCCTATTACTGACGCAAGTATCTATCAACAAGCTAAAACTTTTTCTGATAGCATCTCTAAAGGTGCAGTGAAAGCAAAGCATGGTGAGCAGAAACCAGCAGAAAGTAGCAGCATTATATAATCCCTTCGGGGTATGTGCACAGCGTGGGCCACGAGGGAGACTAAGTGGCCCATGTAGACAGGATAATTATGCAAGAATATATAAAAATATTTAATGGCTATAGGCATGCGTATGGAATCGCAGATTGGACCAACGCAATTGTCGACCCAGAAAGCGGAAAGCAAAAACCTAATTACAGATGGACTTACGAAGAATTTACAGACACAATTTATCAAGAACATTTAGAAGGTAAAGTATCTGTTGGTATACAACCAACTAATGAAAGCGGTGATGCTAGGTTTGGAGTAATAGATATAGATCCTAAAAAATATGAAAACTTTGATAAAAAATTTTATTTAGAAACAATTCAACAATACAAACTACCACTCATACCCGTCGAGTCTAAAAGTGGTGGACTACATTTATATTTATTTATGAATGAGTTTGTGCAATCAACAATTATTGTATCATTCTTAAGTAATTTATTACCTTTATTTAATCTTAAACCAGACACAGAAATATTTCCAAAACAAACACAATTAACCAAAGATCCGGAAACAGGGATCATAAAACCAGGACAGTTTATAAATTTACCATACTATGGTGGACAACGTAGAGCTATTAACATTGATGGTACATTTTTTACATTAGAACAATTTATAAAAGTTGTAGATGCAAATATAACTACGACTGATGATTTAAAATCTTTGACAGAAGAAATGGAAAAACAATCTATGGAAGGTGTGGATGAAGATTTTTTAGAAGGACCACCTTGTCTTGCCTTAATATCTAAAATATCTAATCAAAATAGTTTTGATGGTAAAGATAGATTTATGTATAACTATCATGTGTTTGTTAAAATGAAATATCCAGATACATGGGAACAGAAAGTAAAAAACGCACCAGTAAAATATTTTGCAAGAGAACATGCAAATGCATGGGATGATAATAAATTAAAACAAAAAACAAGATCATGGAACAGATCAGAAAAAGGCTACACTTGTAATCAAAGTCCGCTTAGTGATTTTTGTAAGAAAGGTATTTGTGTAAAAAAGAAATTTGGCATACTAGCAGGATCAAAAGGACAGTATCCTGTATTAACAAACTTAAGAAAGATAGATATAGAACCAGACCCAGAATATGAATTTGATGTAACTAAACCAGATGGTATTGGTAAAGCAACGGTGCACTGTAAAACAATTGAACATGTAACAGATCAACGTAAACGTAGGAACTCAATAGCAAAAGCTGCAGGATTTCCACCACCAATTATAAAAGCACCAGAAGATCAAACAGTATTGGAAGCATTGTTTCAAACACAAAAAGTAATTAACCCTCCTGTAGGTACATCACCAAAAGAAAAACTACATGACGTATTGCACGCAAAAATAAATGGACCTAAAGCTATGAACGATGCAGCATTTAAATCTGGAACTGTGTTGATAGAAGACGGCTATGCATACTTTAAGTTTGACAAATTTTACGACAAACTAAGATCTAAAAACTGGAAGCACGGAGAAGATAAAACAGGTGTAATGATGAAAACTAATTACAAAAAATGTGACATACAATTTTTAGAACAGAAAAGATATCCAACAAAAGAAAAAGGTAAATACAATACACCTACAAAAAATATTGTAATGATAAGTATAGAAGAGTTTGAAGACATAGAAATAAACCATACTAAAATAAAACATAACACGGAGATAATGTAATGATTAGAAAAATACTAGGTCCTCCAGGTACAGGTAAAACAACTAAACTTATTAAGTATGTAAAAACATTTGTTAAACTAGGTACACCTATTGATAAGATAGGATACTTTGCATTTACTACCAAAGCTGCTAACGAAGCCATTGACAGAATGTTAGATGCATATCCAAAACTACAGAGAAAAGATTTAAAATATTTTAGAACATTACACTCACTAGCATTTACACAATTAGGTATGAAAAAAGCTCAAGTAATGCAAGACGAACACTACGAAGATATAGGTAGAAAACTAGGTATAGAGGTTACAGTTTATTCTAATGGCGAAGAAAAGACAGGGTTTGTAGATTCCAATAGTGAATACTTTAACATTATTAATGCAGCAAGGATCAAGAACGTATCGATTGAAGAAGAATATAATACAGACATGTATTCAGAAGATATAGACAAGCATCAACTACAAATTTTAAAAGATGAAGTAGATAATTATAAACAAGCATATGGCCTGGTAGATTTTACAGACATGATTGAAAAATTTAATGTGGCAGAATTGTGTCCGAAATATGATGTAATATTTGTCGATGAAGCACAGGATTTATCACCAATACAGTGGAAAATGTATGATATACTTAAGAAAAATTCTAAATATGTTATATTAGCTGGTGATGATGATCAAGCTATTTATGGCTGGGCTGGTGCAGATGTTAAACGATTTCAAGATGAACCGGCTAAAGACATAATCTTGCCACAATCTTACAGAGTGCCGATGCGAGTACAACACATAGCAGATCAAATATTAGATAGAATTCCTAATGATAGAAGAATCATGAAGCTATGGGCACCGCGTCCGGAATCAGGGACCACAAACCATATTACATCCATAGAAGATGCACCACTGCATGATGGTGATTGGTTAATTTTAGCAAGAACTAATGATAAATTATTAAAATTAAAACCTACATTAAAAGACATGGCTATTTACTTTGAAATAAAAGGCAGAAAGAGTTATAAGACAAGATTGTATAAATCGATACAGGATTACACACGTTGGACTAATGGAGACAAACTATCTTTGTCGGAGATAAAAGATTTGTTTGAATTTTTAGAAGAAGAAGTACCCAAAGAAGAAAGAATGTACGATTTATTTGAATGGGGTTATTCAAGAACACAACGTTGGTTTGATGTTTTTAAAACAGATCCAGAAGAAAGTTTATACATTAGAGAAATGTTAAGACTAGGTGAGGAATTATCTAAAACTGCAAGAGTAAAATTATCTACAATACACGCAGCAAAAGGTGGTGAAGCTACAAATGTTTTATTAATTTTAGATAACACAAAAAAAATAAGAGAAGCAATAGAAAGAAGTGAAGATAAATACGACGAAGAACAAAGAGTTTGGTACGTAGGTGTAACGCGTACGAAACAAAACCTATACATACTAACAGCTAAATATGAGGACAAAGGTTATGACATCGAAAGTTTGGAATAAGCAGCACGGCGGGACTCATTATCAAAAATACAAAATTCAACCAAGCAAGTTTGTAGTTGAGAATGAGTTGTTATATCCTGAAGGTTGTGCTATAAAATATATAATAAGACATCGCGATAAAGGAAAAAAACAAGACTTGGAAAAAGCAATACATTTTATAGAAATGATAATCGAAAGGGACTATGGAACCAAATAATCATATACCAGCCTACATGGGTTTGTTTACTTGTTTATTAATTCTTTGTTATTTAATATTATGAAAATACCTACATTTAGCGCACAGACAGAATGGGTAATACCCACAGAATTTCCAGACCTTAGACAGGTTGATGAAATTGCAATTGATTTAGAAACAAAAGACCCAGACTTAATTAAAAAAGGATCTGGATCTATTATAGGTAATGGTGAAGTTATAGGAATAGCTGTAGCGACTGCACATTACAAAGGATACTTTCCTATTGCACACGAAGGTGGTGGAAACATGGATCGTAAAAAAGTTTTAGAATGGTTTCAAGATATTTTAAAAACAGAATCAACTAAAATATTTCACAATGCAATGTACGATGTATGTTGGATTAAAGCTATGGGTTTAACTATTAATGGTATGATTGTAGACACAATGATAGCTGCAGCCATTACCGATGAAAATAGATTTAGATATGATCTAAACACTTTGTCATGGAAATATTTAGGTTTTGGTAAAAACGAAGCTGCACTTGCAGAAGCAGCAGCTGAGTGGGGAATAGATCCTAAATCTGAAATGTATAAATTACCATCATTAAATGTTGGTAGTTATGCTGAACGTGACGCAGAAGCTACGTTTGGTCTGTGGCAAGAAATGAAAAAAGAAATTATTGCGCAAGACTTACAATCTATTATGGAACTAGAAACAGATTTGTTTCCGTGTTTGGTTGACATGAGGTTTAAAGGTGTAAGAGTAGATGTAGAAGCAGCACACAATCTTAAAAAAGAATTAATTAATGAAGAGAATGCATTGCTTACTGCAATTGAAAAAGAAACTAACGTACGTCCTCAAATATGGGCTGCAAGTAGTATTGCAGATGTGTTTGAAAATTTAAAAATACCTTTTGAACGCACAGAAAAAACACAAGCACCAAGTTTTACAAAAAACTTTTTACAGGAGCACAAACATCCTGTAGTTAATATGATTGCAAAGGCAAGAGAAGTTAACAAAGCACACACAACTTTTATAGACTCAATTCTACGATACGAACATAAAGGTAGAATACATGCAGAAATAAACCAATTAAGAAACGCTGGGGGTGGCACGGTAACTGGTAGGTTCTCCTACCAGAATCCAAATCTACAACAGATTCCAGCACGTAACAAAGACCTTGGACCTAAGATAAGGTCATTATTTATACCCGAGGAAGGCCATAGATGGGGTTGTTTTGACTATTCTCAACAAGAACCTAGGTTGGTAGTGCATTATGCTGCCTTATACAAATTACCATCTGTTTATGATGTAGTAGATGCATATAATAATGATGCAAACTCAGACTTTCATCAAACAGTAGCAGACATGGCAGAGATACCTAGATCACAAGCTAAGACAATTAATTTAGGATTATTTTATGGTATGGGTAAAGCTAAACTACAGGCAGAGTTAGGTGTTAGTAAAGACAAAGCCGCAGAATTATTTAATACATACCATTCACGTGTACCATTTGTAAAACAACTTATGGAGAAAGCATCTAACAGAGCACAAGACCGTGGACAGATACGTACTTTGCTGGGCAGACTATGTAGGTTTCATTTATGGGAACCAAATAGTTTTGGTATGCACAAAGCCATGTCACACGAAGATGCATTGGCGGAACATGGACCGGGGATCAAAAGAGCATACACATACAAAGCATTAAATAAATTAATACAAGGTAGTGCAGCTGACATGACAAAAAAATCTATGTTAGAATTATACAAAGAAGGAATTGTAGCACACATACAAATACATGATGAGTTATGTCTATCAATAGAAAATGACGCACAGGCAAAAAAAATTGTTGAGATTATGGAACAAGCTGTTAATTTAGAAGTTCCAAACAAAGTGGATTATGAACACGGTAAAAACTGGGGAAGTATAAATGACTAATGGCTTATCTTAATGCAAACATACCGATCATAGAGTGTTACGTTAGAGGTAACTATCTTAGAGATCAAAAAGATTCACACGATAAATATTTTGAAGTAGGTGTATTTGGTTTTAGCTCTATACCAAACAGAGTACCCTTGTTTCATTTCTTAATGGAAGATGGTGGTCTGTGGTGGCGAGCACCTATATCAGCTTTCTGTACAAAACCAGGTGTAAAAGAATTACCATTAGATGAATTAGTTATGTGGGACAGTTTTAGTTATAATGTAAGTGTCACAACTTTTTATGAATTAGCC